AGCGGCACAGTCACCGCTAGACGCATACGGACTAGCTAAGCTCGTGAACCCCAATGGCGTGCCTAGATATATGAGCGCGTTCAAAGACCTTGTTATGTACAAGCTAACTCAGTTCAAGTGGGCACCTAAACCCGATGCTACTGATACGGTCTACAACGCCCTACAGCCAGCGATACGCTTCACTAAGGAAGAGTGTTTAGACTTACCAGAAATGACCTACAGTAAGCGTGACGTGCCGCTCACGCCACAGCAGAAGAAGTACTATGAGGCGTTGCGTACTCAGAGGGTAGTCGATACCGCAGATGAGGAGATCACCGCTTCTAATGCAGCGATACTGATGAACAAGCTCCTGCAAATATCCTGTGGTGCCGCGTACTCAGATGACGGTAACACGGTGCAGTTCGACGTTAAGAACCGCTACACAGTGTTGAAAGAAGCGATAGACGAATCCAGCCATAAGGTGCTGGTGTTCCTACCGTTCAAGAATACGATAGCGTTGGTGCAGGAGATGCTGACCAAAGACGGTATAACCACAGAGGTTATATCTGGTGACGTACCCGCACATAAGCGTACAAAGATATTCGATAACTTCCAAAACACCCCCGACCCACGAGTGTTGCTTATCCAACCGCAAGCGGCGGCTCATGGTGTAACTCTTACAGCGGCGAACACTATTGTATGGTGGGGACCGACTTCATCACTTGAAACCTATGCACAAGCAAACGCACGTGTACACAGGAACGGGCAGAAGAACGCATGTAGTGTCATACAACTGCAAGGTAGCCCAGTAGAAAAGCACATTTACCGCTTACTTGATAACAGAATTGACGTACACACAAAAATGATCGAGTTATACAACGAAATAGTTGACTAACTCACACAATGCGGTCTATAGTGAACCTGTCACTAAGGAGGAGAGAACTTATGGCAACCAAAGATGAAGGTGTATCTGTCGATGCACTAACCCGCACCTACCTTAAGATTAAAGCTAAACGCTCTGAGATTAAGGCTGAGTTCGACCAGCAAGACGGTGAACTGAAAGAGAAGATGGACCGAATCAAACGCGCCCTTCTCGACTACTGCAAGGCAAACGAAGTAGAAAGCGTACGCACTGAGAGTGGTCTGTTCTACCGCACACTAAAAACCAAGTATTGGACTAGCGATTGGGAGTCTATGTACAAGTTCGTATTGGAGAACAATGCACCAGAGTTGTTTGCCAAGAGCTTGAACCAGACTAACGTGAAGCAGTTCATAGAGGAAAACCCAGACAAGATACCAGCGGGTCTAAACATAGACTCTGAGTATCAAGTGTCTGTGCGCAAGTCGTGAGGCAACCAAATATGACCGCAATATTAGAAGGGTTCGTCCCTATTGAGGAGCTTGCTAAACACTTTTCTGTGAGTATATCGACTGTACGTGCATGGGTACGCCAAGAGCTTATAGCCCGTGACTCATACATAAAAGTTGGTACTACCTACCGTTTCCTTATATCTCGCGCCCAAGAGTCTCTTATGGAGTCTCAAATGCGACTGTACGAGGCTGAGAAAGAAGCCGCTAGGAAACAGGCAGAAGAGGAAGTTCAGCCTGAACCGCAACAGGACGAAGAGCTTGAACGCTTTGAACAACAACCATTGGAAGAAGGCGACGAAGAATTACAGATCGACCTATCTTTCGCAGACGATGATAACTACTAAGGAAATATACCAATGAGCGAAGTATCCCTATTCTCAAAAGAACTAATGGCTAGCGACCTGTTCAAAGAGCTTGCCTCCGTAAACGAAAAACTCTTAAGTGGCAGCGCCGAGTCTGTTACAACACGCCGTATCTCTATTAAGGGTGGTAAGTTCCGCCAGATGGTTAACGGTGAGCAGATTTCTGTATCTAAGGATTCAGAGATGAACATCGTTATCGTAGACGCTGCGCCTATCTCACGTACGTACTACGCTGGCTCATACGATCCTAACAACGCTACACCACCTGCATGTTGGTCGTCAGATTCTCGTACTAAGAAACCAGATGACTCTGTGCCAGAAGATACGCGTCAGGCTAGTAGCTGTAACAACTGCCCACAGGATATTAAAGGTTCTGGTCAGGGTAACTCACGTGCATGTCGTTTCGGTCAGCGTATCGCTGTGGCAATCGAGGGTGACATGGATAACGTCTACCAGCTACAGCTACCTGCTACGTCTATATTTGGCGAAGCTGGCGACAAGATGCCTATGGGTGCGTACATCCGTAAGCTGGCGGCACATAAGACCCCTGCGGCGGCTATCGTTACTACTATGTACTTCGATGACGAAGCAGAAGTACCTAAGCTGTTCTTCAAACCAGCACGTCCGTTGACAGAAGATGAGCTTAAAGCTGTGCTAGAGCTACGCGCCAGTGAGGAGTGTAAGCGTGCAGTAGAGTACACTGTGGCACAAACTGACAAGCTAATTGCTAGTGATGCACCTAAGCAAGAAACTAAACAAGCTAAAGGGCTATTTGACAATCCTTCTGAATCAGTAGAAGCTGAGGTAATTGAAGAGCCTAAAGTTGTGAGTAAAAAACCTAAAGTCGATGTAGCAGAAGATGTATCTGACCTGATTGATGAATGGGACGCATAATAACTAACTACGAGGGGGGCTATACCAAGCCCCCTTTTTGTTACAAGGGAATCAGCAATGCAGACGTTAGAATTTCTAAAGGCCGTATTAGGGTCGAACGGGCGTTATTGCCTCTGGGCTAAGAAATTTATAGATAACGTAGCGGTACAAGGAAGTATCGAACAGAGCTACCACGAATCTATAGAAGACTTAGCAGAAGTCGCCAAGAAAAAGAGTGACCGAGGCTACGATACTTACTTTGCCGTGGGTTGTATTGGTGAAGCGAACAACCGTAAGGCTAATAACATTGTCAGCCTGAAGGCACTGTTCCTAGACATAGATGCAGGGCCAACCAAAGAGTACCCTACTCAGCGCGAAGCCTTCCAAGCACTACGTAAGTTCACAAAAGCTGTAGGTATGCCGAAGCCGTTCATAGTTAGTTCGGGTTACGGACTGCATGTGTACTGGTTGCTATCTAAATCGGTACCGCGAGAAGAATGGTTACAGGCTGCTGCGTTACTGAAAGAACAATGTAAAGCACACGGTCTACTGGTAGATCACCAGTGTACTATGGACGCCGCTCGTATCCTGCGAGTAGTCGGCACGTTTAACCAGAAGTGGACTACAGCTAACAAGCTGGTCGAGGTTCTTACACGCGAAGAGCCAGCTTACCATGACCTGCAAGACCTTAAGGGTATCTTGATGGGTGGCATGGAGACCATGCCTGTAATATCCGATACAGCTCGTCAGCTAATACCTAACAATCTTATAGATCACTACACCCGAAATGTGAGCTGCAAGTTTGAACGTATAGTCAAACACGAACAGCCTTGCGCTCAGGTTATAAACCGCCTGAGAACACGAGCTGATGCCAGTTACGATGAATGGACACAGATGCTCGCGCTGGCTAACAAGTGTGATGACCGTGAGAAAGCAATCGACATAATCTCTCGTGGGCACCCTGACTATGACTACGCCACAGCAGAAGCTAAGGCAGCTACATTCGATGGTCCGACCCTATGTTCATCGTTCGAGACGGTTACGCCGGGGTTCTGTGTAGGTTGTCCACACCAAGGCAAGATCAAATCTCCCATCATACTCGGCAAGGAGATAAACACAGTCGATGAACCTGTAGTTGTTAAGGTTGAGGGTGAGTACCTACAGAAAGATAAAGAGATAACCATACCCAAGTACCCACGCGGTTACACACGTGGTCAGAACGGTGGGGTATATCAGCGTATCCAAGACGAAGATGGGGGTGTTGACCTAAAGGTAATCTACCAACACGACCTGTACGTGCACAGTGTCTTGAAATCCGAGCGAGAGTACACAGCTATTATACGTGTGCACTTCCCACATGACGGTATGCGAGAGTTCATAGTAAAGCTAGAACAGCTAAGTAGTAGGGAAGAACTACGCAAGGTGCTATCACGTAACGGGATAGTACAGGTGGATATGCAGAAGATAATGGTGTACTTGATGGACTGGGTTAACGAGTTACAGGTAACTAATTCGGCTACAGAAGCTAACGAACAATTCGGCTGGTCAGATGATAAGAAGTCCTTCGTATGGGGTGACTGGATATACCGCCAAGGTGAACAGCCTGTACCTAACGTAGCTACAACTCCTACTGCTGGGTACATGGCGGAGATTAGACCGAAGGGTAAAGAGTCTGTTGTACGTAAGTGGATAAATCAGTTTAAAGGTGAGGGGCATGAGGTAGCGCAGTCGATACTGTTCTATACGTTGGCTGCACCGCTAATGGCGTTTACAGGTATTAACTCCTCATCTACTAACTTCTCTAGTGCTAAGTCTGGTATTGGTAAAACATCTATGACCTATGTGGGTCTGTCGCTATGGGGTCGCCCAAAGGGTATAAGCCTCACAGCCGATGACTCCCATAACTCACGTGCCTATGCGGCACAGGTATTACGTAACGCGCCGATCCTCGTGGATGAGATGACTAACCAGCCTCCTAAGAAGCTGTCAGAGATTATCTACGCTATGTCTAACGGTCAGCAACGTAACCGTATGAAGAGTAGTTCTAATGAGCTGCGGCACCGAGGCAAAGAGTGGTTTACCACATTTGTGTACACCGCTAACGATAGCCTTGTAGATGTACTGCATACCTACCGTGCTGAAGCTGATGCAGAATCTCAGCGTATGTGTGAGATATTCGTACGTCCAGAGGATTCGGGATTAGACCAAGAGACCGCACGTAGCCTTATGGCTGACCTAGATGAGAACTACGGACACCTTATACCTGACTACCTACAGTACCTAGTAGATCATTCAAACGAACTAGCAGATCAGGTAGACCGTTACCGTAGTGAGCTTGAACGTCTAGCAGGGTTGACTGGACCTAACCGTTTCTGGTCTGCTGGTTGGGGTTCTGCATTATTAGCAGGGGTTATTTCTAAGAAGCTAGGTATACATGACTACGACCTAAACCGTGTGCGTACGTATATAGTAGACAAGCTTAAGCTCGCTAAGGCTCGCCTTGAGAAGAACAAAGAGACGCAGGATGCGGCAAGCGTACTGGGTAGATTCTGGAACGACAACATATCAAACATTGTTGTGGTTGAAAGCTCAGCCGATAAACGCGGACAGAATGGACACTTGGACGTACATACTCTTCCACTCGTATCGCCTAGAGGGAAGTTGGTTGCTAGGTACGAGCCAGACACAAACTTTGTATTCATATCTACTGGAGCACTACGTAAGTGGTGTGCAGAGGAAGGGAACAAGCTCAGCTTCACCGACCTAAAGAGCAAGATAGAGACAGAGTTGAACGGTAAGTATATGGCTAAGTGCTCGCTAGGTAAGGGTACTAACTACGCCGTATCACAGGTGTCTGTGTTTAAGATTGATGCAGTAGCAGCGGGGCTAGGTCGTGAGAGTGAAGAGGATCGGGCAGATAGCGCCTGATGGTGTACCTTTCGATATACCGCTAGACGAAGCCGAGCAGGGTCAATCTTTCTTTGTACCCTGCATAAACAACACCCGCGCACAGCTAGAGATACATACTGAAGCAGCGGCGCGGGGTATTAAGGTCGCTATCCGAACACGTAGGGAACGCGACCTCATGGGTGTACGGGTCTGGATTATCAGAACAAGTCGTAGACCGTAATATCTCCACCGTACTCACGATCACTCTTAAGAATCTCAGACACCATCCTAGGGTTAACCGTTACACCGCCGCGCATGGTAGCAGAAGTCTTGTAGTGAGAGGCTATAGACTTCTTCATACTGTCTGCTGATATGGCGTTGTATGGATGCTTACGGTTGTACTCCCTGATCTCCTCCATGATCTTACGAGCTGTGTACGTGTCGCCCATACGTAGTGCTATGAAGTACTGCTTACGTAGTCGGCTACTCTGCTGAGATATGTTCTTCTGTACACGTGCGTTGCGTGTATTGATCGCGCTCTGTAGCTGGTAACGGCTAGGTGCGAAACCTAGTATCTGACCGATAATCTCACTAGGTTCAAAGTCTGCAACGATGGGGTCTCTACGTGCAGTTAACGCACCTTCGTCTGCATAACGCACACCTTTGATTACGTTACGGATAGCCGCAGGTAACATCTGCTCAACGCCACGCTGTACCTGACCTATATCTCCAGATGTAATCTTGTCGATACCACGCTCCATACCCATCGCTATACTAAGTGCTGGACCGCCGATCTGTTCTACGATTACTTGAATCTTAGATTTCTCTGCATCCATGTAAGGGTCACGGAACACTAGGTCAGACAGACCCATACGTGAACCCATATCGGCACCAGTCAGCGCATTACCGAGACCGTTGAACGCAAGCTCATTGGTAGCTTTACGTATCATAGTATCCCAGTCGTCATCGTCATCTTCCATCCAGAAGAGGTCATGCAGCATACCGATCAAACCGAAGAACGGTAGACCCTGCATACCCGCAATGATGCCTGAGCCAGCCATTACCATACCGAACTGTCTACGTGCCATCCAAGCGTCTTTACCGTTCCAGCTAGATACGGAGTTCTTCATCATCATACCTAGCAGGTAGTACATGGAGATACCGTACTTCTTGAAGAGGAATGCTATGCGACCTGCACCAGTCTGCGCCCAAGCTGGAGCAGCGGCTGCTTGCGCCGATCCGTTGGTAAGCTCAACCATGTCGATAGCTTTCTCAGCAGCTTGACGTAGTTCTTCTGGCGTTACTTCACGGTTAGCTCTCTTAGCCTCTTCACGTAACCTCTGTGTTTCTAGCTGGAATCCCATAGCTAGTCCCACGTGACGGTTCAGACGCTCGGCTTGGTGGAACATCAAGCTAGATATGTAGTTGACCTTAGCCATCTTGCTACCAAAAGAGGTGTCGTCAAAAACCTCTTGCATGGAAGTACGGTTTAGCTGGCCTTGAGCCATAGCTACTTCGACTAGTACCTTCATATCCTTAGCTAGCTGAGCGCCTTCGGCGTTGCCATTACGCGACATCTTAGCCGCCATAGCATCCCAATCGTGGTTATCTAGACCCCAAGCACCCTTAGCTTTACGAGTTACAGGTTTACCGTCTGGGCCGTATGTTGTGACTGTACGGTCTGTACCACTGCTAGCGAACAGCTTCATAGCCGTACCCATAGCTTTAGTAGTATTTGTGATGCCGTACTCACCTGACATATACGGAGCCATAACCATAGGTAGCTGCGACAAGTTGATAAACGCCGCCGACATATTTGCACCGAGGGTCATATGGAAAGCGACCATAGTGGTGTTCTTAGACCAGTCAGGAATAGTACCCGAACGTGCGAATGCCGCTGCGTTTATAAGTCGGTCTACGTACTGCAATGCCGCTGGGTCGTTCTTAACATCGTCCTTACCGTTAGAACCTGTAAGGTCACGTAGGCGGTTCTCTACAGCCATCAGCTTAGAACCGTACTCCATATGCACGAGTTGGCGCGCTAGGCTGTTAGCTCTACGGTTAAACACATCGAACGCATCGAAGTTGAAGCCCGCTGTACCTTTACGTCGAACAAACGATTTAAGGAACGACTGCTCTGGTAGCGAGGTTAAGAACAGCTTGCTAACTTCCTGCTTAACTGAATCCTTAACCTTGTTGTTATCCAGAATCTTCTTAAGCTCCTGCATGAACGCCGATGGTGGCACACGCTTAAAGTCTTTTATCTGTGACTTCAGGAACCTGTCGAATGAGTTAATGTCTATCTCACCGTTGTGTTCTTCTTTTAGCTGCTTAATAGCAGCCTCACGTTCAGCGTCAGAGTTAAACGCCTCTACGTATTCGTTCCTACCGTCCTTAGATTTGAAGCTAACCCAGAACTCACCGCTACGTTCTAGTGGGAAGTACGGCTCAATATAATCAAGTTCGGCAAACACTTTGTTCAACGAATCAGCCAGTTTGGTATCTACCTCACCTTTGTCGTTGGTTGCCAGCATGTCTACGTGACCGCGCATCTGCTTCTGGATAGCAGTGAAGAACCCTTTGTAGGTATCTCGCATGGTAGTGTAAATCTCAGCACCACCGTTACGTTTCATCTCCTGCCAAACACCCTGCATGGCACGCCACGTATCCATCTTCTCTCTGTCTACTGCGTATACGTCCTGCCCTTTATCGTTGCGTCCAACCTTGAAGCGGTACTTAGCTTCAGCCTGTGCACGAGTTAGTGAAGGGTCAATCTGTGCGGTAGTTGATTCGGCTACTAGAACTTTGAACGCGTACAGGGTGTCAGGGTTCTGTTTGCTCATCCAGTTGCCAACCTTCTTCATGGTGGCTTCTAAACCGTCGCCTACTGTACTCAACGCACCACTCTGGGCACGTACAAGTCTGTTAAGCTCTTTAGCTACAGGATGGAGTGACTTCCACTTTTTAGTCATATCCGCCAGTACGTTGAGCGGCTGTATACCTAGCAGTACCTTGCGCATAGCAGGTGCAGCTTTCTCGATGATAGCGCGGGCTTTCGCCACACGCCCCGGAGTTACATCTGGGTACACACGTCCACTGATCTGCTTAGCCGACTGCCTAGCTATATCGGCAATGGAAGCCATGCTGCTAGGTGCGCTGGTAACAGAGCGGATACTGTAGTTAGTGGCAGGTGCCATGATCGCTTCGATAAGCTGATCTAGCTTAACCTTGGATGGGTCTAGCAGGTTCTTAGTCGGTATACCCATAGCCCTGCGGTATATATTAGCTACCGCATTAGCTATCTTGTGCCATACAGTAAGCTTATTATCCGCGAGGATATTACTTAGCTTGCGTTGGAACTCAGGGTTAGCAAACGCCTCGGCAATGAACTCGTAGAACTGATCTTTATCCTGCTGTGCCTTAGTACGTTTAGGGTCTGGGGCAGCATCTACACCGTACTCACCAGCCAGTATCGGATCGTCCTTAACCTGCTTGTAGAGTTTCCATAGCAACTTAGCTGATGGAGATTCCAGCGAGGCTACTTCAGCAAATGTCACTGCATGGGTTACTTCATGCAGGAGAGTAAGAGCGTTGGTGCTGTCGGCACTGATAATTACAGTGTTAGCAAAGTCACCTTTGAACTCTGGCTCGTTACGTACAACGTACAGACCAGCAATAGGGCGACCACGGTAATCTTTACCACGCCCCGGTATCAGGCTGGCTATGTTGTCAGTTATTACCACTTTAGTATCGCTGGCGTACATCTTCTCAGCGAGTACTGTGGCAGCACGAGATACGAACGGGTTAGTAGTTGTATTGGCGAGTGTGTTCAGGGCAAGTGCCAAGTTGCCATTATGGAGTTGTTTAACTACGTCAGGGTGCAGTGCTCTATTCAACGAACCATACACGTTGTCACGAGCTGCGCTGGCATAGTACGAAGACTCACCACTATCAATATCTGCAAGGAACTCTCTAACAGCACGGTCATCAGTGAAGTCTAATGTATCAGCGCGGGTATCGCGTAGCGCCTCAGTCTTCTGTGCCTGCGTAGGATCAAACTCTAGTGTACCCAGTACATCACCGCGAGTTGAGCGGGATAGTTCCAGACTCTGAGCAAGTTTAGTTTTAGCGTTCTCGGTTCTAACCTGCTTAGCCAGAGCCGCAGTCTCTGCATCGCGTCTTTCAGATTCTTCAAAGCTCTTCTCTGCAAACGCTGTACCTCTACGCTCGATTCGGCGGGTATCACCTATAACCATATCAATCGTTTCTAAGGCAGAAGGAGACAGGTTATTTTGTGCCCATAGGTACGCATCCTTAGCGGCTGCTGGTACAGAGTTACCGGACATTGCATAGCCTAGCAGGATAAGTGAGTCGATAGGGCGGCGCTTAAGTGTGAGGAACATACGAGCATTGTCGTACACAGTCTCGGCAGACTTATTACTACCTTTAAATTTAATGCCACGTTCTGGACGCTTCTTACCTTCGCGTAGGTTAACAATACGTTCCAAGTCGTCAACGCGTAGTGGATCACCCTCAGACAGATGGGTGTATTCCTCATCCATATATGGGTCGGCTGCAATAGCTGCACGCATACGTTCGCTGCGCTGTTTAGCAGGTAGTTTCTCCTGCTCTAAGCGTTGCTTCTTATACTTAGCCCATACTTCTTCGTTGCGTTTGTTAACAGCTTCGACCTGCTGTTCACCTACAGTACCCATAGTCTCTTTACGTAACTTAGCTTCGTCACGTAGTACTTTGGCTACGGATATTTTCTTCTGAACACCACCCTTACCTTCGTTTAAGTCACCACCTGCAATTTCTCGTTTACGTTCAACGATACTCTTCTCAGTAGCGTCTAGGGATGCCTTAGTTCTAGGTGGCTGGCGTGGGGCTAGTGTTCGATTACGCCTTGGCGTTCTTCTTCCAAGTCCACTAGGTACTCCATCACTTGGTCCCAGTCCTCCTCCGTTAGATTCGCTAGGCTGGGCGGTATCATCAAGGTTAACTCCTCCACTTCCGCCCACAGTATCTGACTGCATATCACTAGGGCTTGTTCCAAGTCCCTCGTCTTCAGGTGTCGCAACTGGTGTTTCATCCACTAACCCTCTAGCTTGATTAAACTGTCCTGTAACAGCTAACCGTTCCTCTGCCGTGAGTAGTGGTTGCCCGCTATTACGTAGCTTACGTTGCAGTGAACCTACAAACCCTTTAGCTGTAGCAGCCTTGCTGTCTGCAAGTGCGGTGTCGATTATAGATTTACGTGGATTTGTAGGCTGTTCTTCTACGGGTGGAGAAGTAGGTGCTTCTTGTGTAGGTTCTACAGGTGCTTCTTGTGTAGGTTCTACAGGTGCTTCTTGTGTAGGTTCTACAGGTGCTTCTTGTGTAGGTTCTACGACTGGTGCAGTAGGTGTCTCTACCGCGTCCATTTGTGGTTCTGGTGGTGTCTGGGTAGGTGTTTGCGCCGTGCCTTTAGGTGCTTCAGCTTCCTGCTTGATCTTAGTAAGCACGGTCATAACTTCATCAGCTTTGATCCTAGTATCGTGCCCTGCACGACCTAGTTCATCTTCGAGTATCGGCATGATTACTGCCGCACTTCCGATCTGATTCTCTTTAAGAGTCTTTTCGATTACCTGCTCACGTGTAAGCTTAGGCTCAGCCTGCTTCTTACTGTCAGCTACTATACGTTCCCGATTGGCTTCGTTACGTAGACGCTCTTCTTCCTTGAGCTTGGCACTGATCGCCTTAGCTTCTTCTGGGGTCTGCTCACCTATAACGACCTCATCATCAGCTACCTCGTTAGCCGCCGCTAATATAGTTTCGGCATCGGCTTCAGTCATTGGTGGCGTTACTGGCTCGTCCGGGGTAACAGGAGTAGTGGGGTCTACTGTGGCTTGCGTTTCTGTAACACCCTCTTCGGGTACATTTGACGACACACCAGCACGTTTACCTTTTAGAGCTAGATCGGCTAGAGCCTGCACGATGAGGCCGACACCACCACCTACGCCTGCCTCTTTAATAACGTCCATGTTAACTAGGTCGGCATCGGGGTTGTAAATCTGCTGTTCGATAAGGTTCTGTGCGGTGGCTGCAATACCTTCAGTGGAACCTTCTTCTAGGAATGCTTTACCGTAACGCTTCCAAGCCTTCTCCATGATCGCAGTACCAGCACGACCTAGGATACGGTTAATAGGTATTAGCTCTAATGCACCAACTCCCGCGCCGGGTAATAACGTACGGTCAATCTCTTCTTCGGTAGCGCCAGCTTCACGTGCACGGGTAGCAGCTTCACCAGCACCCGCAGCTACAGCAGTAGCGCCAGCAGCGCCCCAACCTAGCGGTCCCATAAGTGCCATAGCACCTAGCGGTATAATAGAACCTAAGCCTTCACCGAGTACGCCACCAACGTAGGTATCTCCGCCCGGACCAGCATCTTGTGTGAACGGACTACGGGCAGATTCGGCAACGCTAGATATTGTGTCTAACGTTTCTTGGTCTGCATCAAGTCCTTCAGCTACACCCTTAGCGGCTAGCTCACCTATGTTTACAGCACCGCGCCCGATACCTTTACCGAACTCTTCAAACTCATCGAAGATGTCATAGCTGTCGTAGTTTTGGGCATCTGAGATACGCTGAAGACGGGCTAGGCGAGCCTCATCTTCAGTAATCTCTTTAGGTTTCTCAGTTTTAGCAGGCTTTGGGATACCAACATTTTTCTGCCTTAGTACATCCCGCATCTGTTCTTGAGTGTAGCCAGATGGACCTTCTAGTTGATACGTCTTACCGTCATCACCCAATACATCATATAAAGCCATTCTGAGAGTTCCTTAACCGTTATAGGCTAGCTAGTTCATTAGCTAGATTATCTACGTGGGCGTTCATACGTTCCAACTGTTTACTTAACGCTGTGTACTCAGGTATCTGTTCTAACTGATACTGAATCTCGGCACGGATGTCATTAGCGTTCTGCGTCAGTCTCGGTAAATCTTCCCTGTCAGCTTCGCTAATCTGATCTATCAGACCGTTCAGCTTAAGGGTTAACCCACTTGTGGACCCCATCGTTCCCTGCGCATCACGTATTTCATTCATGGCCTCTATCAGCTTAGCACTCTTCTCGGAGGCTATGCTGAACTGTCCACTCAGTTTAGCTATCTGGTTAGCTTGGAACTGTGCATTAACCTGCTGTCGCTGAACATCTGTACGGTCTCTGCTCAATGCTTCTTCGATACGTTTCTCGTAGAAGCCAAGACCCTTATCAGCGGCTGAGCGGCGGTCTGCAATATCAACATCACCGATAGTATCACGGTAGAGTTTGTTGAGTGCGGCTAGACCCTCTTCTGCTCTACGGTTCTGTGCAGCTTGTACGCGATCACTAGTAGAAACCATGTCACGGCCCATGTAACCTATATTGCCATGACCACCAGCGGCTGCAAGTGTAGCCCATAGGCGATCCATCTTGTTACGCTGCGGGTCGTTGTTCTCTGCGTAGAGTTTACGTTCGGCATCTAGTGCAGCTTGGCGGATAGCACGCTCTTCTGGAGTAAGCCCCGCATTCTTCATGTAGTAATCACGACCTTTGTTCGCAATATCTTCCATGTTAGTCAGCGAACCGATACCACCAGCAGCTACTTTAGGTACTGTCATACCAGAAGGTGCCACACCAGAAGGTGTAGTAGCAGGAGCCGCCCCACCTTTTTCAGTCTCTTCTTTAGCTACGGCTTCTGGAGTCTCCTCTTCTACTTTCTTAGCAGTAAACTCTTTAGGGTCCGGCGTAGCTGGCGCCTTACGGTCTGCACCAGTGTCGGTCGGCTCTTCT